GCAGTTACCCGGTTTATGAATAAAATGCCCTATCGATTATTATGTACCGCGACGGCAGCTCCGAATGATTTTGTTGAACTTGGAACATCATCAGAAGCTCTCGGAGAATTATCTTACTCGGAAATGCTAACAAGATTTTTCAGGCAAAGAGATAATAAAGGTCAGTTACAGGAATCAAGGAATCAGGAATTTGCGCGCATGGCCGTTAATCATTATGCCCGATTATCATTTAGGGTTCATCAATCAATCGGACAATGGAGATTAAAATACCATGCCGTTCAAAGATTCTGGCAGTGGGTATCATCCTGGTCCCGAGCTTGTCGAATGCCGTCAGATTTAGGATTTGAGGATGATGGTTTTATCTTGCCTCCATTAAAAGAAATTGATCATATTATAAAACCAGACTCACTTCCCGAAGGATTTTTATTCTCAGTGCCCGCATTTGGATTAAGAGAAGAAAGAGAGGAAAGAAAGAGAACTATAAATCAACGCTGTGAATATGTTGCTAATTTAGTTGATCACGACCAGCCTGCGGTAGTGTGGTGCCATTATAATCAAGAGGGAAAGCTACTTACAAAGCTAATCCCTGATGCGCGAGAAGTTGCCGGGTCAACTCCAGATGATGAGAAAGAAGAAATTTATGAAGATTTTCTCTCTGGAAAACTAAGAGTGATTGTTAGTAAACCAAAGATCGGGGCATGGGGATTGAACTGGCAACATTGCGCCCATGGTGTAACCTTCGCCTCTCATAGTTACGAACAATCTTATCAATCACTTCGCCGGATTTATAGGTTCGGACAAAAGAAGCCTGTCCGTTGGGATGTTGTAGCAACGGAGGGGGAGCGCAGAGTAATTGATAATATGCGACGCAAAGCAAACCAAGCGGATGAAATGTTCGAAAGAATGATGACTCACATGACAAGCGCATTAAGAATTAAACGAACAGAATATAAACATAAAACTGTAGAATTGCCCGATTGGGTAAAGGAGTAGAATGATGACCGAAAAAGCAATTATAACTGATACGTATGCAATTTACAATGGTGACTGTATTTCAATTATGGAAGATATGCCGGATGAATCCATCCATTTATCTTTGTATTCTCCGCCATTTTGTGGGCTGTATCAATATTCCAGTGACAACCAGGATCTCTCAAATTGTATTAGCTATGATGAGTTTTTCGAGCATTACGGATATTGCATTGATCAAATTGTGCGCCTGACGCCGCCGGGGAGAATATCGGCGGTTCATTGTATGGATATCACAACCGGGAATAGTGGCAATGATCACTTGATGGATTTTCCCGGTGATATAATTCGCCTCCATGAATTAAAAGGGTTTAGGTATATTGCCCGGTATCATATCTGGAAAGAACCGTTGACTATCCGCAACCGGACAATGATGAAGAGTTTATCCCATAAAGCACTTGCGCTTGACTCCACTAAATGTTCGGTTGCTAACGCAGATTATCTCTTGATCTTCCGCAAAGTCGGAGAGAACCAGATCCCCGTTGCTCACCCCAGGGGATTAATGAATTATGCGGGGGAGAAACCAGTCCCAGTTAAAATATTAAAGTACCAAGGATTCAAAGGCAACCAGATTGAGAACCGATACTCTCAGTGGGTATGGCGTCAATATGCTTCTGCGTTCTGGGATGATGTTCGCTTAGACAGAACTCTCCCCCATAAGAACGGGAAAGACCCCGAAGACGAGAAACACGTTCATCCCCTTCAATTAGATGTGATCGAGCGGGCATGCGTCATGTGGAGTAATCCCGGAGAAGTAGTATTAACTCCGTTCGCTGGAGTGGGGAGTGAAGTTTATGGATCACTTATAAATAATCGGAAGGCAATCGGGATTGAACTAAAGTCTTCATATTTTAGACAGATGGGGCGCAATATAGAATCAATTGAAGTTCAATCTTTTGACAACCAAATAGAACTTGATATGTAAAAAGGAGCAAAATGAAACCAAAATACTACTGGATTAAATACACCCCGGAAGATGAAGAGCCGATTATCACGATCGGGATCAGGCACCCGGCCAATAAAGACAGCGCGGCATACTGGCAAGTGATCGGGGTTGATGGGATGTTGGATATGGCCAACCCGGCAGTACAGACCTGGTATGATGAGATCATCAGGCCCGATTGGCTGGATGAGGAAATGGCATTTTGTGATGATGAAATCATGGGAACGGTATATATTTTAAACAAATGGGTTGAAATCCCGGAGGGCCATGACTACAGAGATTATAAGTTATGCGGGAATTGCATGGGGACTGGAATGGATGGAAAATGCCCGACTTGTAACGGCACGGGGGCATACTTAATCGACCCAACAACTTATCCGAAAAATAAAATCAGAAAAAAGAATAATAAATCTTGACTTTTGAACGCGGGGAGAGGATGATGGGTTCAACACTTAGAGAGGTGATTATATGAAGCAGGTATTTTTTATAACTAAAATTAAATTAAATCAAAGGCCCCCTGGCCCGGATCGAACGACCTGCTTCGTTCACCACTCTCTAAGTGTTCCGGATACCGGGGGGTCTTTTTGTGTAGGGGAGAGGGGAAGCAGGGGGCAGAGTAATGAGTAAGTATAGCGAGAAGTTAAAGAAAGGGGTGAAAAAATGAATACTGATATTAGGCTAATAACCTCTTTTAAGGATCACCCCAAAAGAATAAAACTTGAGATGATACTAGGAAAAGAAGGAACTAGCTACCTTATAGACTTTTGGTTATCTACGGCAGTAAATAGACCAGATGGGATACTATCCAACTGGGATGAATTAGATATTTCTATCGCCGCAGGATGGAGAAAAGATCCAAAAGAATTTATCAAAGCATTGATGGATTGTGGGTTCTTAGAGAAGAGAAAGGATACCTACTATGTCCACGATTGGGATGCTCATCAGGGTTGGGCATGTGGCGCAACGGCCCGATCGGCCCATGCAAGCCATGCAGCCAAAGTTAGATGGTCTAAAAAAACAGGGGAATCTAAGCACGAAGCTAAGCCCGAGCAATGCACCCCCGATGCTCAAGCAATGCCCGAGCATACATTGGGCAATGCCCCTTCTCCTTCTCCTAATCCTAAACCAAAGCCTTCTCCTAAACCAAAACCAATTAAAAAGAGCCTTGTGGCTCCGCCACCGGCAACTAATGATTATCATGCTGTTGATTATTCTGGGATCTGGAATGAGGTTACTGGTGGGGAAATATCTATACCAAAGAATACTGCTACCTGGAAGAAATTACAATTAGCATTTGGTAAAGAAAAGACCTTGGCTGGGTGGAGAAGGTACTGCGAGGAGATATACCGCGAAGGCAGAGAGCAATATGCCTCCGCCGCAAACTTTGCTAAATCACCTAAAAAATATATGTTTAATAAACCCGAACAATCAAGGTGGGGGAAATTAGCATGATGGCCAGAGAAGAAATAATATCTAATAATCCAATAGTTGATCTGCTGGTGAAGTACGGGGTAGAGATAAAGGGCGGGGGCCGGGAGGTGCAATGCTGTTGCCCGTTCCACGAAGATACTAATCCAAGCATGAGCATAAATACGCAGAAGCAAACATTTTTCTGCCACGGCTGCGGTGCGAAAGGATCGGTAATTGATCTTGTGATGAAGTTCGAGGGGGTACAGTCAGGGGAAGCGATGAAGATATTAGCCGGAGAAGAAGATCACCGGGAAGTAAAGCGTATAGTAAAGCCTCCATCACCACCCAAAAAGAAAGTACAACTGAAAGAGGTTATGAAATATGTGTACCGCAATCATCTCGGCGCTCAAGTTTATGGAGTGATTCGGTATGAGCCGAAGACATTCAGGCAGGCACACAAGACGGATAACGGATGGAAGTGGGGGATGGAGGGAGTGAGCAGAGTGCCGTATAACCTGCCAGAAGTAATCAACGCAGAGAAAGTATATATCTGTGAGGGGGAGAAGGACGCGGATACAATTACCAAGCAGGGAGAAGTCGGGACTTGCAATGTTGGTGGTGCCGGTAAATGGCTTGATGCTTATTCGGCATACTTTGAGGGAAAAGAAGTTATTATTTGCCCGGATCAGGATGAACCGGGGGAGAAACACGCCCAGCAAGTATTAAAATCAGTATCCCAGGTAGCAAAGTGGGTGAAGGTGTTACGGATACCAAATAAAGATATATCAGAGTATCTGGATAATGGTGGGGTATTAAAGAAACTCGAAGATGTAGCCGGTAAAATATTCAAGGGTATAATGGTGGGCACTCGGTCAATGCGTGATGAATTAGAATCATTGAAGATGCAGATTGACGCTGGCGATCGGGGGGCGTTGGATTTAGGGAAGTGGCTGAAGAGTTTAAGAAAGTACCGCAGATTGATACCGGGTGAGATGATGGTAGTTATCGCCGCAACCGGGGACGGCAAGACGGCGGTATTACAAAATATAGCGTGGAAGGCAAAACCATTAAAGGTGCTGATGTTTGAATTGGAGCTGCCGGGAACTTTATTGGTAGAGCGTCAGATAGGGATAGATACCCCGATGGTCGGAGATATGGTGGAGAAATCTATCCGCCGGAGCGAAGTGAAGGATATCGACCTAAGTAATATAGACCATATATTCGTCAACACTTCTCCGATGATAACGATAGATGACCTGGCCCGGCATATCAGAGAATCAGAATTAGTAATAGGATCAAAGCCAGATGTTGTGATGTTGGATTATATTCAGTTGCTCACGGGCTCCGGCAGCCGGTACGAGAAGACCTCGAATGCGGCGGAGGCATTAAAGCGAATTGCAAAAGAAACTAATACCATAATGATTGTAGCCAGCCAGGCACACCGCCCGGAGAAAGGGAAACAGTTAGTCATTGGTTTGCACTCAGGCAAGGATAGTGGTGGTATAGAGAACTCTGCTGGCATGGTACTGGGGTTAAGTCGTGACGAAGATAATAGAAAAACGGCGTATGTAAGGGTGCTAAAATGTACCAAGGGTGATGCGGTAGCCGGACAAGAGATCCCTTGTAATTTTTTCCCAACATTAAGGATAACAGAAAAGGAGGTACAGTATGGGGTTCAATAGAGAACAAAGCCTAATAATGGATGAGCAAGAGAACATGAAGTTGCGTATCCAGGACTTAGAGAACGAAGTAGCAATATTGAAGCAACACAGGGTAGAACAGGATCTATTAATGCACATAGTAAAGCTCAGGGAGAGAGTAGAAGCCATAGAGAGTTCTGCACGCCAATAGCATTTTAAGGAGGGAAACAAATGAGTAGGTACAGGATCGAAGAAGTCCGGCAACCACAGAAATTCCGTGATATGGGATTCCCCCCAGAACCAGATCAATGGTGTATTATACGGAATCACGATGATGAACCAATATCCATATACCAAACCAAGTGGCAAGCAGAACAATCACTCAGGGAGAGAGTAGACACCCTGGAAGGAGGCAAGAGATGAAAGATAACC